ATCAACGGTTTTCTTGCCATTGCTAACAATCACCCCGAGTTCGACGGCATGGAAGTGGAAGTCGATAATGACAACCAGCCAACGAAGGCAATCTGTAGGGTATATCGCAAAGATCGGCGTTTCCCATCTGAGGGGATTGCTCTCATGAAAGAGTATGGGAAGGACACCCCTATCTGGCGACAAATGCCTAGGGTGATGCTTACCAAGGTAGCCAAGAGCATAGCACTCAGGGAAGCATTCCCACAGGAGCTCAATGGGCTTTATACGGCTGAGGAGATGCCTCTAGAGTACGACGTACCCAAGGCACCTAAGGCACCTATAAAAGTTGCTCAGGAGCCCGTACAAGCCCTTAAAGTTGAACCACAACATGTAGAGGTACAAGTAGAGCAAGTCTCTGAGACTCGGTACTACAAAATCTACCCTAAAATGGAGCGGTTTCAGGAGCTAAAGGCAATGATCAAGGATGCTGGTGGACGTTGGAACGCCGAGGGGAAGTGTTGGACGCTAGATCACGAGCTACCAGAGCTATCTGGTCAGGAGTGTGACTCGATGGGTCAGTGGCTAAACTCGAAACGGAAAACAGCGTCTCAAAATAAACCGGAGCCAGAAAACATTCCGAATTTAGAGGAGCCAATGATCAATGCTCTCGACGATATAGATATATCGTTTGAGGACGATGACTACACGTTCTAGGATGGAGAAAACCCCACCCCTCGCAGGGTGGGGACAAAAGGAACACCTATGTAGCAAAAGACATGGGCGTATTAAAATGATGGTAGCATGGCTTATAAATCAAAGAAAGAACCAAAGAAGCAACGAAATGACTACATAGCACTTGTCAGGGACATGTTCGGAGAGGTAAAGAGGGACTTATTTACCGAGGATCTGCACGTTTACGACCAAGTGAGGAAGAAATGGACACCACTTCTCAGTAGTCTCATGCTGGGGCGGATTAGGAGTAGGATTAGAGACCTTGGGGATGCATGGTCAGTATCAGCAGCAGAAGACCATATCCAGAGCCTCACTTATGAGACCAGAGCGAGCCTCATGGTGGATATTCCAGAGTGGGACGGATTAGAGAGGCTTAAAGTATTTGCTGAGAATCTGGAGGTGCAAGGCTACACCACAGAGATGGTACAGGACATCCTAAAGACTTGGGGTGCTACCATGTGGGCAAGGTGCCAAGATCCGACCATTCAAAATAGGATTATCATTCTGTTAGGAGACCAAGGGCTTGGTAAAGACACATTTATTAAGCAAATGTGTGGAGGACTTGAGCACTTGTTTACAGGTTTCACGGTACAAGCCAACGAATCAGACACCCTAAACCTTATCACAAGTACCCTCTGTGTTCACATTGAGGAATTCGATAGAACGCACAAAACAGACACAGGGCTTATTAAAAGTATCATTACAGGCGAATCGTTTACCTTCAGAGGAGCATACGAACGAAAAGCAGAACGTAGGAAAAACCGAGCCAGTTTCATCGGGTCATGTAATACAGCAGACCTTCTCAGAGAGCCTGGAGCTAACAGGCGGTTCATTATTCTACCAGTAGAGCGAATTAATCGACGCTACCCAATGGGTGAGAGCAAGCAGGTACTAGCTGAGATGAAGTACCTATGCAGCAGGGGTCACAAAATGGACAAGGCTACTCAGGCAGCTATAGAAGCTATGAACGCAGAACTAGCACCACTGGATATCGAAGAGGAGGTTTGCGGTATATACGAGAAAATATGTAGGCAGGATATTCTAGTAGAGTGGGAGACCTACATGGGGCAATCATCGGCACTAAGCACTGAGATGGGTCCAATCTGGAAGGAATTAGCTAGGGAAACAGGACACACGATTCAGACCGTGAGGAANATTTGCAAGCGAAAAGGGTACGGTCACAGGACTCCAAAAGGGGTGAGGTATTTTAAGCAAAAATACCAAAAATCGGATCAAAATGTTGAAGAACCAAAGGTTACATTAGGCTTACATTGACCTTACATTGACCTTACATTGGGCTTACATTGGCAAAAACACGATGTAACCCTAATGTAACCCCAATGTAACCCTAATGTAAGCTAGCCACATGACTTAACTATAGAGAATAATTAATAAAAGGGTACCCAATGTAAGCAATGTAACCTTTTTAGGGGGAAAACTTTGAAAACAAGTATTATCAGCTGTACTCAAATATAACGATAGTAGAGAAAAGGTATAATTCCGTTTGGACTCTATAGGCAATTTTGACCAAAAAGCTTACATTGGGTTGCACGATTTACAGAAAGGTATTATTGTAGATGTAGACAAAAACGGTAAAGTAAAATGAAGAAGAATACGAACATAAATATCGACTTTGAATTGTGGCTCTCGGTACTGCCCGAGCTAAAGAAACGAAAGGTTAGTTTTAGTGAGATGGTTGAGGAGGCTATGAAGGACTTCTTAACCAAGGCTAATAAACAAAACGAAAGGATAGGATATGGCAAAGGTTGTGGAACATCCGATGGCAAGGAAGCTAACGGTTGCAAGGATAATGAGGGAAGTCCGAGTGATTCGGAGCCTGAGACGGGAGGCAAAAGCTCTTAGGGGCTATGTAGTCTACCCAAAGGATGTAGAAAGGAAGGTTTTAGCGTTAAAAAAACGAAAGGAGAACGTATGAAAAAAGGAATGCTATGCCTCATAGGGGCGTTTTGTCTGACAGGGGTAGGTTGTACCCTGAACGGAGAAAACCTCTTTGCAGGAGACGAAACAGGGCGGTTTCTGCTTAGTTCAGACGCAGAAGGTATGAGAGCCTTCGGTGAAGCTATGAACGGGCTGGTAGTTACAGGGAAGTCAGCTCCCAACGAGGAGGACTCATACTGGACTACTCAAAGACATCGCATCGAATTAAAGCGGTTTAAGGTACAACCACCAAAAGGAGCACAAAAATGATTTACGCAATATTTGAAAGAGTCTCAGGCATCCTACTCGCAATGCTGGCAGGTATCGGTATCCTACACATTGCAACACTACTAGGTATGGTAGGTGCCATAATATAACCATGTTCGGGGGGCTATATGCCCCCCTTTTTAATGCCTACTCGAATCTGTATCCTGACCACATGACCGACCCTCAACAAAACATCGTATGGGCACCACAAGAAGGTCCACAGCAAGCCCTGATAGAGTGCCCTCTACCACTCATAGGCTATGGAGGTGCTAGGGGTGGAGGCAAAACAGACGGCGTTCTCGGTAAGTTCGCTATTAAAGCCGAAACGATGGGAGAGAAGTTCAATGGCATATTCTTCCGAAAGGAGCTCCCACAGGCAGATGACCTTATCGAAAGAGCCAAGCAGATATACCTACCCCTAGAAGCTCACTATAATGATCAAAAGAAGCAGTTCACCTTTGCAGGAGGGGGAAGGCTACGTTTTAGACCACTTGCCAATAACTCAGATGCAGAGAAGTACCAGGGGCAAAACCTATCCGATGCAGCTATAGAAGAAGCAGGGAACTACCCCTCACCTGACCCAATATTTAAGCTTTTTGGTGCCCTACGGGGTACAGAGGTACAGATGATCCTTACTTTTAACCCTGGGGGACCGGGGCACTGGTGGCTCAAAGAGAAGTTCATCAAGCCAGCTCCCAAAGGGTGGGAACTCCTTAAATGGAAAATCGGCACAGGAAAGGAAGTGCCGTATATATACATTCCGAGTAGGGTGCAAGATAATAAGATCCTCTTACACAGTGACCCCGAATATATCGACCGACTCCACATGGTAGGCTCACCAGAGCTAGTACGAGCATGGTTAGAAGGTGACTTTGAAATACACGAGGGATCATACTTCCCTGAATTTAGCACCAAACATATCGTTACACCATTTAATGTACCAAAGCATTGGCCACGGTACCTAGGATTCGACTGGGGTTACAGGAGCCCCTTTGCAGCCGTATGGGGTGCTATAAGCTCCGGTAAGACAGACGACGGAGGAGAGGTAACTATACCAAGAGGTGCCATTGTCATATACCGAGAGCTCCACGGCACACAGATAGAAAACAAGGAGCAAGCAGAGCGTATTGCCTCTTTATCGGTAGGAGAAGACCCGATAGCAGTAGCAGACCCTTCAATTTTCAAAACAGATGGGGGGCCTTCCATCAATGACCAGTTCAATGCAGTGTTCTCAAAATATAAGCACCCATCCTTCAGACGAGCGGATAATGACAGGGTGTCGGGGTGGTCTCAGATACGCCGGCGACTACAATCAGACCCCCCGATGCTATACATCTTCTCAAGTTGCCCATATCTGATAGAATCACTCCCAGCACTGCAATTATGTCAGAAGAATCACGAGGACGCAGACACTACGGGTGATGACCACGCAGCAGATGCCCTCAGATACCTCTGTAAAGAAAGATTGCTTGATTCGGAATACGAGAAGCCAGCTCCTAAGACCATCCACAAAGGACGGGTGAAGTTGCAGCTTTATGTAAATGAGGTAAGGAACAAACAAAAGAGAGCTAAGTTATAATGGCATACAAGAGTAAAAAGAAGTATTCCGGTGCATGGTGGCACAGCCAGGTATCAGCCTCAGAGAACCTGCACGATAAGTTTTTCAACGAAGCGAAAGAATCCATACAGGTCTACAAGGCAAGAAAAGACCTTTCAGATACAGAACGTAGGCTTAACGTCTGGTGGTACATCGTAAACACCTTAATGCCAGCCTACTACTCATCTACCCCAAAAGCAGAAGCAACACTTAGGAAACGAGTCGGTGGTCTCAACCACGAGCTAGGTGCCATTGTCCTTGAACGTAACACACAGTTCGCAATGGATGAGCACTTTGACTTTGACCTCGTAGGATATAACGCAGCGTTGCAATTCCTACTCACAGGACGGGGTGTGCTATGGGCGCGTTATGAAGCTGACTTCGCTGTAGAGAATGTAGAGTTTGCTCTTATCCGTACCCCTGAAGGTGTCTTAGTAGATGCACAGGGGAATCCGTATGAAGGTGATGAGTCCACACTGACTGTAACTCCAGAAGGCATGACCATAGGCATAATGGAGATCGAGGTGAAGTCTAAAGAACGGGCAATCCTCGATACAGTTCAGTATTGTGACTTCTTAACAGGAGATGCGAGAAATGAATCAGAAATTGAATGGAAAGCAAGGAGAGCGTTCCTCTCTCGTAAAGAAGCTGAGAGTAAATTTGGCGCAGATGTTGCTAAAGCTCTCTCATATGATTCATACCCCGATGTCATCAAACGTAATAGATATCAAGAAACCGAAAAGTACGAAGGCAAAGCAGAGCTCTTTGAAATCTGGTGTAAAGAAACAGGCAAAGTCTACTGGCTCCAAAAGAAAGGAGACAAAAGTGTCCTCGAAGAAGGCGAGCCCCCGGTCAAGTACGAAGGCTTCTGGCCGTGTTCGACAATCAACCAGTCAATAGATCCTGACTCTGTAATACCAGTATCAGACTACGTTCACACAAAAGACCAGATACTACAGATTGAACGTATGACCACACGTATTGCAGCCACGGTACAAGCTATCCGTACCAATGCTCTTTACGATGCTACAATGGGTGACCAAGTAGAGAGCCTTCTGCAAGGAGACCTCAAGTTCATTCCTGTTATGAACTGGCCAAACTACAAAGGCAGAGGTGGGCAAGCTAATGGTATCGAGTACCATGACATTAGACCATACGTAGAAACACTAAGCGTTCTACAAGGCGCACGTTCAGAAGCACTTGCGCAGCTATATGAAACACTCAAGGTCTCTGACCTTCTTAGAGGTGCAAGCGCACAATACAAGACTGCAACTGCAAACAGATTAGAGAACCAGTGGTCTAGCCTTGGTCTCATTGTTCGGCAAAATCAATTTGCAAAGTTCGTAAGTGATGCAGTAAACAAACTCGGCACTATCATAGCAGAACAGTTTTCACCAGAGACATTGTTCGAGTGTGCAGATATTGATTCGCTCATTAGACCATACCTACCAGAGCCTACACCTGAAAACCCACAGGCTCCTATGATGGCAGCAGATGGGATAAAGCAATCAATCCTACAAGCAATCCAAAACACAGAAGAGCGAGTTTACAGAATAGACATTGCTACTGATTCGATGGTTGCACTCGACCAAGCACAAGAGAAGCAAGATGGTCTCGACCTTCTTACTACTACAGGTCAGTTTTTCCAACAGATGGGAGCAATGATTACCGAATACCCATCATTAAACATGTTTGCTATGGAGCTCATGCAGAACCTAGTCAGACGGTTTAAGGGTGGCAAAGAACTCGATGGTCTCTACCAGAAAGCATTGTTTGATATGAAAGCATTGGTAGACATGAAGCAACAGCAAGCGCAGCAAGCTCCACCTGACCCACTTGCAATGCAGGTAGAGCAACAGCGTGAAGCATCACAGATGAAGTACCAAACTGAGATGACTCGCATCCAGATGGAAGCTAACGAGTCAAACCAGAAGATGTACATGGCACAAGCAGATGCACAGTCTCGTATGATGCAAGCACAATCAGAAGTAGAAATAGCATATAGAAAGGCGCAGGTTGATGAATTCACAGCAGGACAAAAAGCACAAGTTGATCAACAAAAACTGCAACTTGAGCAACAAAAGATACAGCTTGAGACTGCAAGAATCCAAGCAGAGACAGCAGTTAAAGTTGACTCAACTGAAGCCAAGCGTGAAGCACAGCGTGTGGAACAACTCATTGATCTACAGAGGCTTGAACTTGAGAACATGGCCGTAAGGATGAAAGAGTCAGAGAAGCTGTTAGAAGAACGTAGACTTAATCAAGAACAAGAGCTAGAAAAGATACGGCTTGCAATGCAGACGCAGCAGCAAATGGTAACAGAGGTTACTACACCAAGAACAGAGCAACAGCCGATTGTCATCAACAACATTATACCAAAAGCAGCTAAGAAAATTGGTAAGATGGAAACAGACGAAGAAGGGAATACAAACTTTGAGATTGAGTCTGTAGAGGATGAGGATTAACAGTGGCAGATAACGTTACAGTATCCAATGCTCCTACCAGTGTAAATCCTGACATTCCTGTACGGAGTGTCGAGAAAGGTGGAGAACAATCACAAGTAGTTGTTATTGATTACGGTGGTGCTGGTGCTGAAGACTTATCTGTTCCTGACTTTGCAACACAAGCAACTCTACAACAAATAGCAAATAGCACAGCAAGCGGTGCAGCAAGTGCAGACATACTTGGTGTTACAAATATAGGCACAAGAACAAACCAAGTTGAGTTAGCTTTTGATACTTCTTTTGATACTGATGTAATTAATAACAGTGCAACCGGAGGTGCAAGTGCTACTATATCTAACGGTCATGCTTTGTACGCTAGTGGCACTAGTACAACTGCACAAGTAAGTGGCGTTAGTATACAGACTGTTAAGTATCGACCTGGCAATGAGCAGTACGTTAAGTTCACAGCAGCCTTTACTACACCGACGAGTGCTAACAGTGTGCAGCGTATTGGGTTGTTTGATGCGAACAATGGTTTCTTCATTGGGTATGAGGGGCTAACGTTTAATGCTACAAGGCGTAGTGGTGGCAGTGATACTGGTGTAGCGTATGCATCTTTTAATGGTGACCCACTAGATGGCAGTAGCGGTAGTGCGTTTACGAGAGCAGGTACACCTGAAGCTATAGACTTTACAAAGAGCAATCTGTTTAGGATTAGGTGGGCTTGGTTAGGTAGTGCACCTGTACAGTATGAAGTGTTTAGCCCTGATGGTAGTTGGGTTGTATTTCATACGCTAAGGTTTCCAAACCTGCAATTAGACCCTTCTATTCTTAGTCCTAATTTACCTATTACCATACAAGTTACTAAGACAAGCGCAGATGCTACGAACCTAATACTTTACACTGCGTGTGTAGCAGGTGGCACGACCACGAGTTTAGAGAAGATTACTACTGCACTAACTGATGACACGTTAGCGACCTTAAATAGAAGTGTTATTGCTGGTAGAAGTTCTAGTGGTGGTGGCACGTACTACAATGTAAAGGTAACACCGAGTGGTAGTATTTTAACTGCTATTGGTGACATTGGAGATGTAGCTGGTGCAACTACGATGGCAAATAGCTTTCCTGTCGTACAAGCTACAAGCACAGGTTCAGCACCGACGAGTGCTAGTGTAGGAGTTGCAAGTGCTACATTAGGTATTGCAGCAGGTACATATACGAAGATGAGCTTTTGCAATACAAGCACGAACA